AGCGAGTGGTGCTGCTGTTGGTTCTACTAATCTAGTATCGGCGGCTTCAGTAAATGTTGATGTTTATTTCATGATTATTGTTGCAGAGGACGCTTGGGGTGATGTTGCTCTACGTGGCTTAGATGGCTTCAGTTTGACTCATCTACCTCACAACAAGAAAGATAAACAAGACCCATTGGGTCAACGCGGGTATATCGGTGGCAAATTTTGGTGCGCTCCCTTTATGCAAAATGATGGCTGGGCCGCAATCTTAGAATGTGGTGCAACGGTCTTAGCTGATACCTAATAGGGAGGTACTAAAATGTTAAATCCTAACTTAAATTTAGGTGGCACAATGTGCTTCACTAAGGTAGTAGCAGCGGCTGGTTCAACCTCCACTATCACTACCACGAATGCCACTGATTTTATTATTGATGGTAAGTTCGGTACTCAACTGGATGCACTGACCAATCAGGCTACTCCAACTACTGACCATAGAACAGGCGCAGCATTTCCTGCACTTGCGATTAATCAGGGTGTAGCAATTGTATTAGGAACTATCGCAGCAGGTGGTACAAACTTAGTAGCCATTCAAGGGGATATCCAAGACCTTGACTCTGGTACACTTGAGTTTAAAATCGCTCCGCACTTTGGTTCTATACCTGATACAATGTGTCCTTTCGCGTATATCATTATCACTAACGGCTCAACTGGTGCTGCTTGGACCTTCGGGACTACAAGTTTTGGCGCTACAGGTATCACAGATACCTATGTTGATATCGCTATGATGCCTGATAGACCTCAAGAGTCTTAAAATGTTTTTGAGATAACCAAAAGCCCCGTACTCGGGGCTTTTTAATTTTCAGGGGAGACCCCCATGTCAGTAAACCCGAAGAACAAAACAAACCGAGCGGTATTAGTGCGAGATGGTCGAGCTGACCATGAAATACTGTCTACGGAAACTAGACCTGTACTACAGACTCAAGACGCTGGCGATATATTAGAAGAAACAGATACGGGTAATAGATGGAGATGGACCGGAACTGAGTGGATTCAAGTAGGTAACAGAGGAGCAACTTGTGTAGACCCTGGTTTACACTTAACTTCTTTTAATGAACTATCTATCGCAGAGCCAACTCCCATAACTCAAATTACTGCGCCATACGGTTTCCTACAAAAAGCACAAAAATTTTTAGTCAATGGAGGAACCGCAGGGGCATCTAGTGGTTTATTCTTTGCTACCTCAGGTACTAACACTGATGCTTTAGCAGCTTGTTTAACTCGCAGACAAGTACAATATAGAGCAGGACAAGGCACTTTAGCAAGACTTACCGCTCTCTTTGATACTCCTCAAGCGGATAGTGCACAAGAAGCAGGTTTAATTATCAATACAGACCGATTCGCTTTTGGTTATGAGAATACTACTTTTGGTATTATATATAAGCATGGAGGTGAATCTGAGGTACAGGAACTTACAATAACTGGTGCGTCTGCTGGAAGCGAGGATGCTACTGTAACCGTAAGTGGTACAGGTTTTACGATTCCTATTACTGTGGGAACTGTACAGCACAATGCTTTTGAGATAGCTGTGTCTCTTAATTCCCAAGTATCTGATTATGATTTTTCTTCTAACAATGACCAAGTAGTAGCACGCTCCCTGGTAGCAACTCCTGGGGGTAGTTTTGCCTTTTCAAGTGGTACAGCAACAGGGTCTTGGTCTCAAGTAATAGCAGGAGTCGTACCTACCAGTGATTTCATAGCGCAAGTTGATTGGAATTTTGATATATTTTCTGACTTAGACCCTACTAAGGGTAACGTATACCAAATCCAAGTTCAGTATCTTGGTTTTGGGGGTATTGAATTTTATGTAGAATCTAAAGAGACCGCTAAGTTTATGCTGGTGCATAGAATTGAATTTGCCAATACTGCTACTGTTCCCATTGTGGGTAATCCTACTTTCAGAGTAGGTTGGTTAGCATCTAATGGACCAACTAATACAACTAGTATAACAGTACAAGGCGCGTCAGCAGCAGGTTTCGTAGAAGGTATAGCTGTTCGTACAGAAGCCTCAAGAGCAGAAGAAGCAACTAACGCTTCCGTAGGTAATACCGATGCTCTTAATATACTCACTATTAGAAATCGCCTTGTGTTTGGTACGCGCAGGAACAGAGCTGAAACTTTTGGTCTAAGTCTTACGGCAGCTACTGATAGTAATAAAGCAGCAGTAATAAGAGTACATATCGGGGCTACTATTGCAGGAGATTTAGATTTTCAGTACGTAGATAAAACTAACTCCACTACAGAAGTAGCCAAAGATGCAGGAATTGTTACCGGAGGTAGACTAGTAGCAAGTTTTGTTATACCCCCTGCTGGTGGTCAGCCTTTCAACTTAGAACAACTAGCCTCACTTATACTTCCTGGAGAAGTAATGACAATAAGTGCTGTAATTACTGCGGGTGCTGCATCTGGGGTAACTGCATCTCTAACGTGGCAAGAAGATTTATAGTAAACTTGCGGTATTTACACACTTGCTTCATAATACATACAAATATATCTCCCATACAATACCGTATGGGATGAATTCTTCCTGAAGGGGAATGAGATGCCTAAGAACTCCCAACGCCAACGTAACCTGACGATTACGGATAAACTAACACTTGGTATTAATGCCATTATTCGTCAAAAGAGTGGTAATGACTATGTTGAAGTCGATATTACCGAATTCGGAGTATTGGATGTAGTCCCAGGTACAGGTACGGCTTCTAAAGCTATGGTACTTGATTCGTCTGGTGACATTACAATGCCAGGAGTTATCACTTTTGCTGAACCGCAAGAGTATGACGCTAATACAGGCATCACAGCCTTTGCAACTGGTGGAGCTGGTAGTGCTACAGCATTAACTGGTGAGTATAATAACATTACTACTTGTGCTACGGCTGGCGACTCAGTGAAATTACCTGAAGCTGCTTTGGGTTTATTCATCACAGTTAAAAATAGTGGTGCGGCAAGTTGTGCGGTATTCCCTGCGACTTCTGATTCAATCAATGCTTTAGCAGTTAACTTATCAATCAACGTACCTGTTGGGGGTTCGGTTTCATTTCGCGCTATTTCAGCAGTAGTTTGGGAAACTAACGAAGTTATTTCAGTTTCAGCTCCTACTACTCAGACTGGTGAGTTCGGTCTAAAAGCAGTAGATAATGCGGCTGACCATGAAATTCTTCTTTCCAACGCTTCAATGGGACAGGCTACAGTTATAACTATCCCAGACCCAGGTGCGAGTACTGGTGAAGTTATACTAGTAGAAGGTGCGTCTTCAGTTACTGGTGTGAAATCTTTCACAGTTCCAGTTATATATGACCATAATACAGGTATCACAGCCTTTGCAACTGGTGGACAGGCTAGTGCAGTAGCATTAACTGGCGAGTTTAATAACGTCACTACTTGTGCGACTGCTGGTGACTCAGTTAAGTTAATAGCAGCAATAGTTGGTCAAACTCAAACAGTTAAAAATAGCGGTGCAGCAAGTCTTGCGGTATTCCCTATAACTGATGATGCGATTAATGCTTTAGCAGCTAATTTATCTGTTAACATTCCTGTTGGCGGAGAGATGACTTTTCGCGCTATAGATGCAGTAACATACGAAACGAATGAAGTCTTATCTTCTTCGGCTCCTACTACTCTATCTGGTGAGTTAGCTATTAAAGCTAGCGATAACGCGGCTGACCATGAAATCGTGATAACGAATGCTTCACACGCGCAAGCGTCCACGCATACGATTCCTGATGCTGGTGCAGCAGGTTTCTTTGTTATGTCAGATGCAGCCCAAGTTCACATTAATGAAGCAGTAACTACGACTAACGTAATTACAGCAGCAGAAAGTGGAACACATTTCATTCTAAATGCAACGGGTACATTTGTAAGTACCTTACCAGCAGCAGCAACTGGTTTAGAATTCTGGTTCCATATCGGTGCAACTGAGCCAACAGGTACTCATACTGTAGTTACTGATTCAAGTGCTAATATAATTGTAGGGAATATTTGTACTCCCGAAGATGCAGCAGGTAGTGTATCAACTGTAACAGATGCAGATAGTATTAACTTTATACTAAACTTAGCGGTACATGGCGATTACTGTCATGTATGGTGTGATGGAACAAACTGGTACTTAGATGGTATGTGTAAAGTACAAGATGCTATAACTACTACTAGTGCTTAATAGTAATTAAAGAGGATTTAAAACTCATGACAAAGAAAAAAGTTAAGGACGAACCTAAAAAAGTGGAAGCGACTAGAGAGTCAAATCCACCTGTTAGGATGTGTTTAATACCAGAGGCTAATCTCATTGCACTTTATAAGTGGCTTAATAGTGACACTATGAGTCTACCGCAAAATGAGGTAAGAGCTTATTTAAAACTAATAGCTGATGCAAGGCTAGTAGAAGACAAGGACATTAAAAAATGAGTGATAAAAAATCCGATGAAAAAGTGCAAGCGAAGGGCATTCCGATGCCCGGCCAAGAGAAAACAGAAGTCGAGGCTCCAAAGGCTGAGACTTCTATGGCGGCTGAAACAGCCGAGAAGCAAGACGCAGAATCCCGAGTAATTAGTCTTGAGACTAAAGTTAATACTTTAGTCGAAGAATCTAAAAGCATGTTCGCCGCAATTCTGAAAGAAGTGCAGGCTAAAAATGTGAAGTACCAAATAGGTAAAGATGGTGTATTCGCTGAAGATGTTTATGAGAAAGAAGATGTACTCAATGTTCTTGTGGACCCATTAACACTGGAAGAAGGACGACCTGGGTTAACTTCTGTTCACTCGGCTGAGTTTAAAGCGAAAGCTGAACAGATGATATTTGATGTTGAACTTATTCAAATCATGGTTATGCCTTCTGCTTCTACGTACCCTGACCATACATTTCATGTAGGGGTTAATGGTACACTTCGGTTAGTTGTTCGCGGGATGAAGATGGTGCTTCCCAGAAATTATGTAGAGGTGCTGTTACGGGCTAAGACTTCCACTTACGGAAACTTTGAAGTTCGTAACCCTATGACGAATGAGTTAGAGGTGCAAAATCCCGAGACTAAATCTCATAGATATCCATTACAAATACTGAGGGATGATAATCCTCTTGGACCAAGATGGCTTGAAAGAGTAACCAATGATACTAGAGCGTAGATATGTCAACTTACTTAGAACTTTGTCAAGATGTGTCCAGAGAATGTGGAGTAGCGGGTGGCAGAACCCGTCCTACTACTGTCACTGGACAAACGGGGGAGCTAGATAGAATAGTAGCTTGGGTCCGTGACGCGTATTCCGAGATGCAAAATTCGAGGAGCTGGAGATGGCTTCGTAAAGACTTCGAGTTCGATACCGTAGACGGGCAAGCGACCTATGCCTTCGGAGTTGTTACCGATGTCGAGGACTCAGCATTTATTACTCGTTTTAGAGAATGGCATGTAGCTGACAGACGTAACCCCCCTAAACTTTTTCTAAAATCCGTAGGAGTAGAAGACCAGACGTTCCTGTCTTTTACTATGTGGGATAACTTCAAGTACTTGTATGAAACTGGAGCAATCCAGAATCAAACTTCTCAATCAGTTCATATCACTATTAATCCCCGAGATGAATTACAACTCGGTCTCAAACCCAATGCTGTTTATACTGTAACAGGTGAATATTATAGATCTGCTAAGGTATTATCTGCTGATGCAGATACCTTAGAGATGCCATCCGATTACCAAAAACTTGTCATGTATCAAGCTATGGAGTGGTATGGGATTTTTGAGTCGGCTCCTGAGATTATAACTAGAGCTAAGAAAGGTATGAAACGGATTAATAACCAACTCAAGAAAAATCAAGACTTACAATTTAGAGTCGGGGGTCCATTAGCATGAGCCCAAGACGCGGAAAGGCCCAGCCTAAACTCCCTCAACCAAAGTTTAGTCATATCCCATTTAAAGGTGGGTATGATACTGAGTCTCGTACATGGAATGTAGAAGCAGGTAAGTTAAGAGAGACCGAGAACTATGAGGTAGCTATTAATAATCAAGGCTACACAGATATCCAAGGTTATGAGATATTTGATGGGCAGACAAAACCTTCTGACGGTACATATTCTATTTTTGATGTGACTATTACTGGCAGTTTCTCCGTAGGAGATGCAATTACCCAGTTAGTCTCGGGTGCGACTGCTGTTGTTTTGGCAGTGGTAACAACTGATACACCAAATCATTTAGTTATTACTAAGATAATAGGAACTTTTGATAAAACTAATGACGTTCAAGTATCAGCAGTTACTGAAGGCACAGCATTAGCGGCACCTATTTTAGATGGTGCAATTTCGCGTGATCTTCATGGGCAGTATACAAATTTAGCGGCTGATAACTATCGAGCCGATATCGCAGCAGTTCCTGGGGCAAATAAAGGTCGTGGTATTTATATGCTGAATGATATCTGGTATGCCTTCAGAGATAATGTTGGAGCGACAGAATGTGATGTCTATAAGTCATCTTCGTCTGGTTGGACCCAAGTTCCATTAGGTTTTGAACTAGCTTTCACCTCGGGTGGAACTTATGTAATAGCAGAAGGAGATACCATTACAGGTAATTCTTCAACAGAAACAGCAGTTATCACCAGAGTCATGTTAGAATCTGGGTCTTTTGCTGGTGGGGACGCAGCAGGTAAACTTATTTATGCTTCGCAAAGTGGCGCATTTCAGTCTGAGACTTTAGATGTCGGTGCTAATACAAATGTTGCCACCATTGCAGCAGATGGTTCTGCTATCACATTACTTCCTGGGGGTCGATTTGAATTCGTCAGGGAAAATTTTGGTGGTCAAGCCGGAACACAGAGGATATATGGATGTGATGGTGTGAATAGAGGGTTTGAATTTGATGGGACTGTCTTTGCGCCAATTGATACGGGCATGACTGCTGATACCCCGACCTTTGTTATCGTACATAAGCATCATTTATTCTTTGCCTTTGCAGGTTCGGCACAGCATTCCGGTATCGGTACACCTTACATCTTTGACCCTATTTTTGGTGCGGGTGAGTTGGCAACTGGCGACACCATTACAGGATTCATGTCAGAGCCAGGGTCCGAGGGTAATGCAACCTTGGGTATCTACAATCGGAATACGGTACACATGTTATACGGAACATCGAATGCGGATTGGAATTTAGTAAGATTCAGGAATGAGTTAGGTGCGTATGCGTATACGTTACAACAATTCGGGCAGACTATGTACCTCGATGACAGGGGTCTCACAACCCTACGTACTGTATTAGCTTTTGGTAACTTTCAACAGGCTACAGTATCGCGGCATATACAGACTTTTATTAATTCAAAACGTCTACTGACAGTATCTTCGTGCATTGTTCGTGACAAGAATCAATACAGGTTATTCTTTACTGACAAGACTGGGCTATACGTGACGACAGAAGGGTCGAAGATAGTAGGGCTAATGCCTATAAGGACTGCTGACATTGTCGAATGTATCGCTTCTCTCGAAAAAAATGACGGGACCGAGGAGATGATGTTTTGTTCGACAGATGGTAAAGTATACCAACTTGATAAAGGCACCTCTTTTGATGGAGATACCCTTGACGCATTTATGAAACTACATTATTTCTTTTGTGGTTCAGTTCGCTGGCTTAAGAAATTTTTGGCAGTAACAATTGAAGGAGAAGGTACTGGGTATTCAGAGTTTAGTCTATCTACTGAGTTAGGATATAATTCCCCAGATATCTCTCAAAGTAATTTGCAAACTACCGTGTTAGAATTAACCTCAACTTCATGGGATAGTTTTATATGGGACCAATTTGTATGGGATGGCTTATCATTAGGTCCATCTAATTTAAAATTAGAAGGGTCTGCGGAAAATATCTCATTTGTTATTCGTAAGAGTAGCGACTACTTTACCCCCGTAACTTTGTCTGGGGCTTTAATAAGATTTAACTTGAGAAGGCAACTCAGATGATTAGGAGAATTTAATAATGACTGCACCATGGTATGTACCAACGGGCAATCCTGCGACTCAAGCGCAAGGGTCCTCTGCTGATATAAGAGCAGAGTTCGTGGCTCTTGAGACAGCTTTAGATAAACTGCCTACATTTACGGCTGATGAAATTGTCGTAGTTAATTCGGGAGCTACTGCGTTAACAACTTTAGCTAACTTAACTGTTGCATTAGGTGGGACAGGAGCTTCGACCCTCACAGACGGTGGTGTCTTGTTAGGCTCGGGTACTAGCGCGATAACAGCTATGGCTGTCTTAGCTAACAGCGAGATGATTGTGGGAGATGGGACAACAGACCCTGTAGCTGAATCCGGCGACACTCTTAGAATTTCAATCGGTGTTGGTTCTACTGATAGTCCGACATTTACAGGATTAACCTTATCTACTACCCCATTAGGCGTAGCCAGTGGTGGTATAGGTGTAGGTTCTCTTACAGATGGTGGTGTCTTAATAGGTTCAGGAACCTCAGCAGTCACAGCTATGGGTGTCTTAGCCAATAGCGAAATGATTGTTGGTGATGGAACCACGGACCCAGTAGCGGAATCCGGTGCAACTCTCAGGACTTCAATAGGTGTGGGTACGGGTGATAGCCCTACATTCACAGCATTGACCCTCTCAGGAACACCACTCGCAGTAACTAGTGGTGGTATAGGTGTTGGCACATTAACTGATGGTGGTATCCTCTTAGGAAGCGGTGCAGGAGCAATTACAGCTACGGCAGTTTTAACTGACGGTCAATGATTG